CGCAGTTGGACTCGCAGTTGCATTCGCGGTTGTACTCGCAGTTGGACTCGCAGTTGGACTCGCAGTTGTACTCGCAGTTGTACTCGCAGTTGGACTCGCAGTTGGACTCGCAGTTGGGCTCGCAGTTGGACTCGCAGTTGGACTCGCAGTTGTACTCGCAGTTGTACTCGCAGTTGTACTCGCAGTTGCATTCGCAGTTGTACTCGCAGTTGTACTCGCAGTTGGGCTCGCAGTTGCATTCGCAGTTGGGCTCGCAGTTGGACTTTAGATGGTCTCCTCGCTACTGGTGGTCCGGTTATTATGCTTTTTATGAGTTCATCCAAAAAGAACTTTTACCATCAATTTCAATTCAACATTTGGATGAAATGATTGAATTTAATAAAAAAATTCCGTTTATGTATGTTCACAAAGGATTTTGCGTAGTATCCCAAGCTCCTATAGAGATTCATAGAAAGGGCACTTTGCTTCACAATGAAACTGGATTGGCTGTCAGATTTAGTGACAATTGGGGAGTACACGCTTTAAATGGCATTAGAATGCCGGCTAATTATGTAGAAACTCAAGCTAAAGATATTTCCGTATCGGACGTCATGAAAGAACAAAATGTGGATGTTAGAAGAGAAGTTCTGCGAAAAATTGGATTAGAACGTTTTATCAAAGAAACAGGCGGCAAATGCTTGGATAAATTGACTATCAAATTGAATGGGAAATCCTGCGAGTATCAATTGTTAGAGATTAATTTAGAAAATAATGTTACCGCTCGTGTTCTCAAGATGGATAATCCCTCCATAGATGCCATGCACGTAGAGGGAGTAGAAGATACTTGCAATTCTGTAAAAGAAGCGTTAGCATGGAGAAATGGCTTTGATACTTATATAGAGCCTAAACAATTAACTTAAGGAGAAACTGATGAATCCAACTATCTATCAACAAGGAGATGTCGTTCTGATTAAGATCGATGAAGCGCCCCAAGGAATTGTTAAGAAAACGAATGTAATCCAAGAAGGAGAGCATACGGGGCATGCACACAGGATTACCCGGGGCAATGCAGCTATTTCTATAGTTTCTGATAAGATGTACGTGAAAGCCGGCAATGGGGGCGCAACTATCACGCATGAGGAACATCTTCCTGTGACTATTGAAGAAGGCGATTATGAAGTTCGCATCGTTCGGCAAAAAGATCCCTTTACAAAGTTGGTGAGCCGTGTCGTTGACTAATACATCGGAATCTCTATTAACTTTGGATTATTTGCAAAATAAGCTCAAGCAAGCAGAAGCGGATGTTGGCTTATTTACTGTTTTAATAGATGAGGTTACAAAATTGCAAAATAATAACAAGCAGTTAGATGTAAAAAATAACTTTTTGAAAGTTGTTCACAATAAAGAAAATTCTAATAAATCTACATCTTGAGAAATTCTATGGCTTTTCAAAAATGTCCAGTTTGTGATGGCTCAGGAACAATCGGGATTGGTTTCCCCTCTGGTCAAACCTGTTCCGTTTGTGCGGGATTTCGAATCATAGACGAATTTACGGGCTTACCACCGGCGCATAGAATTTTAACTACTGCTGGCACCGGAGTTAATTTAGATTATTTAAAAGAGCAAATTAAACTTTCTCCCGATAAAAAGGAAGAATAGCTGGCGGCGGCGATAGCCCGCAACATTCGGGCGAGCTGTAGATGGGACGAACTCGAGATCTAGTGTTTAGTCGAGCTAGCGCCTATAGAGATATAAAGGTGAAACTCCAGTGCATCGCCGTAAAGCCGGGTAATTCGAAGTGCCCGGTCCGCCAGTAAAGTTTGACTTGCCATGGTCACGGATGAAGGCATCTGGTCGAGGTCGCACCAAATTCCAGGTGTTTAGTGACCATGGCCCGGTTTTTAAGATAATTATGAATGACAAGATGATTGAAGTAAAAAGCGCGAATCTAGCTAAGGTAGGATACGAAGACCAAGAAAAAGTCCTAAAGATTCAATTCAAGGATGGTCAGGAATATTGGTACTTTGATGTGCCCAGAATTGTGTTTGATGATATGTTGAAAGCCGAGAGTGTCGGGAAGTTTTTCGTTAAGAACGTTAAGGGTGTCAAGTACCAGTATAAGAAAGTCGAGAAGGAAATCGTTAAGGCGTAAAGTACCTGCCGCTCGGCCCGACGCTGTGCAGGTCACAATGTACCCACGTAGTCGTGCCCATTTCCATACGGATATTCAGTTGCTCCAGTAGGGGTTCTAAAGTATCTTTCACTTCCTGAATTGTTAGGTTGGGCGAGCAGTCGAAATCGCAAGCAAGATTCATGGCGTGCACATCGAGCCCAGTAGGTGGCAAGATATTTTGTTCCAAATTATAAGCCGTGCTGCGAAACATGCAGTGCACGTTCATCGGAGAACCTAAGGCGCTCCTAACCTGTTCTAAAGTTTGACACAAAGTAGTAAGCTTATCAAAATCAGCCCCATCTGCTTCCGTAGCTAGCCTATTCCAAGAATGAAGGGTCAGGGCATCACCCACGGTGAAGTGTTCGGTGACCTGCTCGGATGGATTTGTCCAATCAATTGACATACTTATCCTTTTGAAAATTGCTCTTGCTTTTAAAAACTCGATGTTCTATACTAAGATTGGCTGGTGGCATAATTTGCTGAAAGAGCCTCTTGGCATTCATGCCTCTTTCGATCGATAAGAACTGAATGCCCCACCAGCCATTATTTTGGAGGAATTTGCGTGGAAGTAAAGGTTTGTAACATACGAGATAACGATTTTAACACCAAATTCATTGGCTCCGTCCTCAATACCGGATTTGCCGTGGTCACTCATCATGGTATAGATTTTGATCTCATCAAGGATGTACAAGACGTATGGCGCCATTTTTTTAATCAACCGCCTGCGATAAAAGAACGATTCGCGAATCCAAACGATCCCAACATGGGCTATATTGGTTTCGGTAAAGAAAAAGCTGTAGGTGCCACAAAAGCAGATCTAAAGGAGTGGTACCACTGGCGACCTGGCAATAACCTCATCCCATCAGATGCCGCCGCCCTGACCCAAAAACTTTATTATCTATTGGAAGCCCATTTGGCACCCCAACTACTGCAGGCTCTCAATGGCCTTGGCTCCGACATGAATTACAAAGAAGTCTGCCAAGGAAGTAACAACACTTTGATGCGTTCTCTGTACTATCCGGCTCTTAACACCCTGGATTATGAAAAAGGCGCGGTCCGATCTTCGGCTCATCAGGATATTAACTTCTTAACTCTTTTAGTCGCCGCCTCTGCTCCCGGCCTGCAGGTCTTGGATAAGAACGAGAAATGGCATGCAGTTCCATTCGAAGAAAATTGTATAGTTGTGAACGTAGGAGATTCCTTGCAATTGGCTAGCGGCGGCATGCTAAAATCCACCACGCATAGAGTCACTAATCCTGCGAATTCGTCTTCTGATAGGATTTCCATCCCGCTCTTTGTACATCCCCACGGCGATACCATCTTGGCCCCCGGAGTTACGGCTCAGCAGTTTTTGGATCAGAGATTGAACGAGATTTACGTGAGAGGAAAAGCCAAATGAAATTACCAACGCTTTATAAGCGTACCAATACGGGCGCTTTGCAATACTGGGATATTCAGGTCGCCGAGTACGATGGCCATGGCATCATCACTACCACCTACGGCCAACTCGGTACGGATAGTCCTCAAATGACCGATGATGTGATTTCCGAAGGCAAGAATATCGGTAAGAAGAACGAAACCACGGCCTATCAGCAGGCCGAGAAAGAAGCCTGGGCTAAATGGGAGAAGCAACTCAAGAAGGGTTACACAAAAACCATCGAAGAGGCGCAGGCTGGGCAGGTGGACGAGATCGTGGAGGGTGGCGTTAACGTAATGCTGGCCAAAAGCTATGCTAAAGATGGGCACAAAATTAAGTATCCAGCATACATTTCCCCAAAGCTTGATGGTCTCAGGTGCGTAGCGGTTGTTAAGAATGGCGTTTGCACGCTCTGGAGTCGTACCAGGAAGCCAATCACATCTATGCCCCATATTGTCGAATCTCTTACTGGATTAGCCGACGTCACATTGGACGGTGAGATCTATTCGGATACTCATAGCGACAATTTCGAAGAGATCGTGTCTTTGGTTAGGCAAGAAAATCCTGATGCAAACCATGCCAAAGTCCAATACCACATCTTTGATGTCGTTAACGATTCGCCCTACTATGCCAGATTGAAAACACTCCAGGAAGTGGTCAAGAAAGTCAATTCTCCCCACGTTAAAGCGGTAGAATCTCTTCTAGTGGAAGATGAAGAACAAGCCTTAGATTACTTTCAAATATTTACTGCAAAAAAATTCGAAGGAGCTATGATCCGCAATGCAGATAGCTTTTATGTAGGCAAGCGTAGTGCGGATCTGCAAAAGATCAAGGAATTTGAAGATAGAGAGTTCGAGATAGTAGATATTGAGGAAGGACGAGGCAAACTCTCAGGCCACGTCGGCGCCTTTGTGTGCGTGACCGATGAAGGGCTTACTTTCAAGGCCAAGATGTCCGGGAATACGGATAGACTAAAGGATTACTTCCAAGATCGCAAGCTTTGGGAAGGCAAGCTTTTAACTGTGCAATATCAATCATTTACCCAGTATGGAGCGCCACGATTCCCGGTTGGCTTGAGGATCAGGGAAACTGAATAAATTCTATGTTCGAAGATTCCACATTCAAGGGCAAAAGATATTACGTTTGCCTAAGCAGAATGCAACTATGGCTCGGAGTAAACTTAGGGTTGATGATAAGAACAAGAGATTTGAGAGAGCCTACCCGCCAAGAATATAAAGAGGCTGTTTTGTCTTTTCCTGAAACGACAAATGGCTGTAAGTGCAAAGATTGCCGATTTAGGCGTTGGTATGGACCACGAGACGTAGTATGATATATTGGAAAGAGAGCATAGTCTGTTTCTTTATTGGACACTGGATTGGCAAAGTTGGATTATTTGTTGATAGCGGAAAAGGGTATTATAAAGAAGTACCAGGCTGTCTCAGATGCAGAAAAGTTTTTATCGGACCAGCGCAGTGACGCCAAATGGCGATTTGGCTAGTAGATGCGCCCGAAACGAGAGGGTAGTCGATCACGCGTCGGCGAATGGCTCGTAGAGGTTTAGATTTGTGGGTGTGACGGAGTCACTTAAATAAACGGGAAACGTTACGCCGGAAGCCCGCAAACCAACGCGGCATGATCGATAGCCGGTACCTTGGATGGGAAAGTGAGATCATGCCGCGTGGGCTTCATCTAGGAGATATTATATGTGGCACACAATTAAATTTTTCTCAATACTCGTGATACTGCCTCTGTTTCTATTCAGCTCTTTGATTTACTTTGGATTCATTTATCCAAAATTGGAAGTGTGTAAGGTATATTATCCAGAACTTAACAGATTTGCCTGTTTTATGTCTCGCTATGGACTTCCTCCGAAGAGTGTTAAATGAACGAAGATAGATTCAATTCTTGTTGCGATGGTTGCTATTATAGAACCGGTTGCACTAAAACCGAAATGACTGAGAGTGGCGGTGAGTTGCGGACCAAGGGGTCGCGGAGCAAAGTATACGTCTCCGAACAAGAGTTGGGTAGATTAATTAGAGAAGAACCAGACAGATATATTTCCTTCATCGCGTGGGAAGGCGGACTTTTATGCCCAAATCCTAGGGAAGAAGCAACCAAGAAAGGAATTCCATGTTTTTTCTGCGGTAGTTTTCTAGATATTAATGCAGAATGCCACAATGCTGCTTGTGAGATATTTAATTTGCCTTCTGAATAGAATAAGCATCGTAGCCTTCTTGAACGTATTTAAGTTTCCCTTTATCATTAAAGCCGAAGCCCTTGGTTAAATAGACTAATTGGCAACGACAAAACGGATGTCTGTTGATCAGGGATGGAACTTCATCCCCTCTTTTCCCATAAGATGCTTTCAATTCGGACAATTTCCAAAGTCTGGGAGTTATTCCATCGGGCATTAAGTGAAGGCGTTTACAGTCGTTACAATTGTGATGTATCAATCCATTTTCAGAAGCATAAATTGCGTTGGTTACCGCTAATTCTACCACAGTTTTTAAACCCAAATATGTTTTTTGTTTTAATTTTGCCATATATCGAAACTCTTTTTTGAAGAAAGAAACTTATGTATGGAATTTATTATAGAATTTATGTCAAATTTATCTTTGGATGCTTTAATTCTAAAAATACGATAACCTGATTCTTTAAGAAATTTATCCCTGGCATAATCTTTCTTATTTGTAATCCTATTTGTTTTATTGCCGGCTATCTTATCTAATAAATTATGCCCCGAGCCATCATATTCTATCGCTAATTTTTCGGAAGGAATGCAAAAATCCACTTTGATATTTCCTATTGTAAAATTAGTTTTTAGATCTAAAAATGCTTTGGAAAGTCCTTCTCCCACCAATTTTTCTGGTTTAGAAAGAGAGACAAAGTGTGGAGTTCCTCGTTTTTTTCCTAATGAAATTAAAAAATCCCCGTTCTTATTCCAATTCGCCCTTCCGCCCTTAGCTCTCACAAAAGATAATAAGCCTAAAATTTTTATTTTACTTCTTAAAAATGAGACAGATAAGTCTTGCTCTTTTGCTATAGTAGAACAGTTTTTGCCATTTTTTATTTCTCTAACAAACCAATCGTCTGCTCCCAATAACTCATATTTTTCTTTTCTTTTAATCTTTAGATTGCGAGATTTGTTAGTTATATATTCAATATTAAAGTTATTACCAGGACATCCCCCTACAAATTTTATAGTGCTATTGTAGCCAGTCAGTATGTGTTTTACATATCTATTCCACATAGGAACATCAATTCCATATTTTTTCATTATAGGAATTCTGCTTCCAGTTTTCTTGGCAATATTTATCATTTCATCTATATTCTCTCTCCAAAAATCCCAAGCATCCGTATATCCTAGGTTTTTCATAAAATCTCTGGCTGTTTTAGCCCTAGATATCATCTTAAATTGTCCTTTAGTTTTTATTTCATCCATTAAAACTACATCATGTTCTTTTGTAATTCTATCTGCCTCCATGAAACACAATACCTTACCAAATCTAACCAAAAGAGGATGATCTCTGGTACATGTGATTTTTTGATTTCCAAAGTCTAATTCTATAGTTTCCTTTATCTTTTTTTCTATCGCAAGTACTTTGTTGCCACCACGTTGGCTTGGTGTGGATGGATTTTTTAAAATATCTCCAATTTTTAAATTTCCTACTTTGACTATTCCTTTAGTCGTAATAACATTTTCATTTTCCTCTAGACATGTCACATTATCTTTTATGACTACAAAAAATATAGTGGGGTCATCATCACCCACCGAAGCGGAAACTCTAGTTATGTCAATGGCAGTTCCCAGAGTTTTAAACTTACTGCTTTCAGCCTCCGCTATAGTTGCCATAGCAGCTTTTGCTCTTTTAAATTCCTCGGCAATAACAGCCTGAACTTCCTCTCTACTGAGCTTTCTATCCTGCAGCTTTGCTTCTCTGGCCAAACCATCAATTCTCTCCGCAATGTTGGATGTAGTTTTATTTTTAAGGGATTCGATATAGCCGTAAGAGCTAGTCAAGAGACTTTTGAGAACATCCTTTTCTAGATCATTAGGAGTTCTATTCTTCATGGCTTGAACAAAGAGGTGCGCCAAGCCAAGGTTTGGTTCGGAGGATATAACTAATCTTTTCTTGTTTTGAAGTTTAGGAATATCGCCGATGAACTGCAGAGCGATGTTGTCAAATATCTCTTCTACAATTTTACTTAAGGCTTCTTTGGATGTAGAGGAGACTCCGAACACGGATTAATCCTTGAGTAAGCCTTCAATATTCAAGATATTCTCAATGCTGTTCTTGGCCTTGTTCTCTTGCTCTTCCCAAGATTTCATAACGTCGTTCACTATCTTGTGTTGAAGGGACACAGCCTTCTTGGCGTTGTCACTCAAGTTATGGGAGGCCTGGACGCCAAGTTTAAAAGCTGGCTTATGTAAAGCCTTAGCAATGCCAGAGATAGCTGCCTGGGATTTCCTTAATTCTTGCGCTTGTTTCTCTGCCTTACGGAGGGAAAGTATGGCGTCTAAACTCTTTTTGACTTCTGGACTAGCATCCGAACCAAGCATTCCTTCCAATCGGTTGATGTGTTGATCCAATTCCGAGCCGCCGGCTTGAGCAGACTCCATGTTGTCTGCGGCATTTGAATTTTCTTGAGCATTGGTTTCAGGAGAACCAGCTTCGGTGGATAAATTTGCATCCCCGGATTCTATTTGGCTATTCTGTTCGTTCATTTGCGCTTGAGTATCCAAGGTTTGTTGCATCTGGGCCTGCTGTGCACCAGCTTCGCAGCCTAATCGGAAAGCCATATCTAGATCGTTGATGTACTTTGCTCTCAGTTCTTTATATTTACTTTTGTAATCTGGTCCTTGCATATCTCACCTTTAAAATTACTCTTCGTCTTCGTCCAGTGAATCCTGGACGACCATCTTAAATATATCCATGGCGTACGGCCTTGGTGCAAAAAAAGCTTGAGCAGCTATTGGATTGGTTTGCGTTAATAATTGAAAATTTTGAAGCCAGAACGGGTCACGTTTGTAACGCAACATTGGATCGACCATTGCTGCGCTATCGCCAAAGAATTCCGAAACGACTTCCCCGACATTCTTATATTTGTCCAAGATGAGCTGAAATCTTTCATTAAACGGAACTTCTCCGCCCATCATTTTGCCAACTTTCTTTTTGTCAACTTGATGCAAAACTTCATCGTAGGTCATAAAAGTCGGCATGTCTTGTTGTAATCGTGTAGATTCTTGTTCCTTCGATTGAGCGTCGATCCCACAGAGTTTGATTTCACAGATCTTGGCTAAAAGAGGATCGATGAGAGGAAATAACAGTTGATTTAAAAAAGTCTGAATTTTCAAAAGAAGCGGTCTAAGACCGTTGTCTCTGGCTGCCGTAAGCTTGAATTCGTTATTGGATTCACTTAAAGTCTGGCTGTTGGTGGCACGGGAAAGATGACTATAGCCGGGGAGCTCATCAGGAGAAATACTGAAGGCAGACAGAATATTTCTAGCTATCTGGTCGTACATAGCCATGAACGCGTCGTCGTGCAACCCTTCTCCACTGAAGGGCAACCACTCTACTTTATCTTCCTTTCCCATTCCAAAAATGGGGGTCCTAAAACTGTTTGCAACATTATTTACGGAGGCATTGAATTGTAATTTTATACCATTCAAGACTGCTTCATCTATCTCGTCGCTGTTGATTACGAGCATTCCGCGAGTAGCTCTTCCATTCTGAAAATACAACTTTTTGTATGCATCAATAGAAATATGAGTAGTAACAGAACTGATAACAGTATCCAACGGAGAGACAGGGTAACCGTTCATCTCGATATCAGTACAGGGGAATAAATTATAGACCAACATTTCTCGGTGAGTAAAGGCCTGTCTAGGAGTTCCGTCTATGACCTGAAGCCATGCGTATTGATCTTCCTTTAATTTCTGCATGTCAATGTTTGGCTTATCGCCCGTGATGCTCTCTAACATCTTCATGGCAGTTTCGCGTAGGTTGTTTCCTACGTATTCGCCTTTTCGAACGCATTTATAGATAGTGCCGACATCTATCGGACGAAAACGATGGAACGGGAAAGTCCCATCTTCGTTTGGTTCTACCTCTCTATCGTACACAACTTCTGTTGCAAAACGGCCAAAGGTTATCCCGTTCTGCATTTGGATGTCTAAAAATTGTGACAGAGGCAACTGTTCGTGATGCTCGAGACCAGCCGTATGTCCGCAATTAAGTAGGATTTGTTCAAATTTCTTAACTCTCGCCATTACTTTTTCATACTGCTCTGGGCTTAGGATCTCGTAAAATTCTTTCTTGATGGCGACTTCTAATCCAGTATCGAATCTGTCTTTTCTTAGATGTCCAAAAAGACTGAACATGCTCCCGCGAGCCCGTAAGATCGCTGCAACTAAGTGATCTTGAACGCGGATCTGTTTTAAAACTTCGTCCGGGAGCAGTCTACGTTTAGACTTGTATAGGCCGAGATAATTGTCTGTGGGGGCGGGATTTTCCGTAAAAGCTAAACGAGGGGCTTTTTTATTTGCATTCCCGGTTGCGCGCTGCAACGCATTCATCAAAGGTGATTGCACGTTTACGGACTGTCCATAGGCCGGCATAGCCTTTTCTAACGGTTCACTAGGGACGTCGCTCATAGTGAATGCGATCGGAGTCTTAGGATTTTGTGGGGTATCGCTCATATCTACTTTATATCATTACTCTACGGCTGCCAGGTACAAATTCGCGGTGCTAGCACTAATGTTGGTTACAGTCAAGGAGTAAATGGTGGAAGTTCTTAAAAAGACACCAGGCTGTATCTGGCATAGGCAGTTAGCTATGGGGCTGATCTCGTTGCCACTTTCGCCATTGATGACCATCGTAACATTTTGATCTGATTCAAGATATACCAGCCGCTGGGCGTCGAAATAGAACGTGATGTCCTCGGTCATGATGGGCCCTTGCGCCGGCAGTACGCCTAACGAAGAAAATTGTACCCACATATCAGTAACTTCGGTTACAATGTACGAACCCCACGTGACAGGGGAAAATCCGCCAGTAATTAGCAGAGTGTCGCCCGCTTGAACGCCTAGGGCGCCAAAAATATCGATCTGAGAGGCAAAACCGCTTCCCAGCGTAACTGGGCCTTGCGCCACCCCTTCTGCATTAACCACGCTAAAACTCGTTGCTGTGACCGCGATAATCTGCCATTGGCCCTGGTTTGCGATGTTAAAGAGGTTTCCCACCTGCACGAAGTCGCCAACGACGACTCCGCCACTGATTAAGTTGAAAGGAGTACTTCCACCAGACAAGTCTATCACGCCATTGCCGCCAGTTAGATCGATATAGGTACCGTTATCAGGAATCTGCGTGCCAGAGCCAGAAGTGAGTGTTACTTGGTTGGAAGGATTGGCAGTATTCCAGGCCGCGATCTCGCCGTTGATACTGATGATGCCGTTGAATTCTAGAGATACGGAATTGCCAATAGAACCGGGATCGTTTGCTGTGATAGTAACATTCGAAGACATTCCAGCCACCATGCCGGTGAAAGAAGCAAAGGCCGTCGAGGAAGGAACCTGCGTGCCATCGCCGGACGTTAAGGTGATTTCATTTGAGGGATGGGCAGTGTTCCAATTAGAAATTAGTAGGTTTATAGAGGAACTGCCATCGCCAGATAATACTACGGAGTTGCCGCCGACACCCAAATTGTTGGCTGTAATAGTGACTGGAGTAGACATGCCAGCTACTTCGCCAGTAAAAGAGGCATAGGTGCCGTTGGCCGTGAAAGTCAAAACTGTGCCATTTAGGCTAGTAGTTACTTGGGTGCTTGCGTCAGCACCACTTGTGCGGCTCGGACGGAAGCCAGGATCAGTGCCACCAACCCACGTGAGCTGATAAATTGTAGTCTGTCCAGGAACCAAGGCGATAGAGTATTCCGTGGTCGAATCCTGCGTGAGAGTACGCATCCCGCTGATGAGGGATCGAGTTTCGCCGGGTGCCAAGGAAAACTGCATGCTGCTGGGATTAGAAACTGCTAAGCTGTTGACTTCCCTAGTCCATTTGAAAGCCGAACGCGACGGATTATTGCTGGGGTTTCGATCTGCGTACGCGTTAAGATATACTAAAAAGTTCAGGCGATCTGACATCTCGACCTCGTTGGGATATAGTCTTGTATTAAGATTGCTTTGAAGAAGGATTGCGGCTTAATTTCTTAATAAAATTAAGGAGTTAACTCGTAAAAAAGAAACCACCCTTCTTGTTCGTAGAGATGGTAATGGGACCGGGGCCAACCAATTCCGCTATTTTGGCCTTCATCTGCTGCTCATGCTGGGAAGCTATGAGAGCTTTTGCTTTAGCTTCTGGGTCATTGTGGTCTAAGATTTTGCCGTTGATGTCGATCCAAGTGTGCTCTGGTTTTTGGGGCCCACGAACGGGAAAGACGTTTTGACCTATGTACCTTAAACTATCGCAAATATCCGCTATACCTCGAGTGTCATCTGGCGTTAAGGTAACATTTCCTTGTCCATCTAGAACAAATCTATGTTTGCTCAAAGCAGAAATTGTCTTTTTGTTGCTTTCATTAGCAATTACTTTAAATTTGCGAACTCCATTGCCCGATACAATTTTCGATCTAATCGCTTCTATGCCTCCCAGCACATCTTTGGTGAATTTTGGACATACCATTCCGTTTTTTCTAAAGGATTTAATGTGTGATGGCATTGCTTGATCTGGAAACCATTTGTGAATTTGATATTTATCTCTGAAAGCCTTGGCTACTTCTAATTGATCCGCAAATTCCATTTGAGGAGCCGCATAAGTCTCCATTAGCCACACGTCCGCGTTGGGAAGCAAAGCGGCTACGGTTATGGTAAAATCGTGTGTATATCCAAAGTCTACGCCTGCATAGAACAAAATCCCGGCTTTTTTCATTTCATTTAGTAAGGTTAACTCATTAATGGGATTGTTAGTTTTTGCGCCGGTAAATAATTCATATGCTTCTTTTATCGTTATTACGTTTCCTTTAATAGGATTGAAGCGCGGATATACCAATCCAGTAGAGCCTGGTTTCCAACAATTGTGAACCGCTACTCCGTTGCCTATATAACTATGATCAATTTCTACTTCTAAATTGTAAACAGTACCTTTATAAAATGTAGGCTCTAAGTTATCTAATCTATATTGGTTGTAATTATTTTCTATCTTGAATCTGGTGCGTTTTTGAACATGCACATGCGTCTTATCGATGTAGTGAATCAAATATGCCCTTTTTCTATCCTTTTCGAATGGTTTTCTAGTGAGCCTGGGACACAGACCTAATCTTGCCGCTATAGTAAATAACTGAGATGCCAATTTATAGCTAGTGGTCGTCAATTCTTTATACGGTTTTTTCCGTTTGGTGCCATCTCCTGCATCGAAACCTTCCAAAATACCGCGCAAAAATTCTATGTTTGCATCCATCAAAGCTGGATGAAGTTTTTTCTTATCACTATACTGTCCACAAAGTCGAAAAAATAACTCCGCCAAGGCATTATTGTAAATATCCACGGTATAGCCATGCCCTGCTTTGTTTTGAAATTCTGATGTAGTAAGTTTTGATTGCGACGCAAATTTGCGCACACGTTCATGGTATTCAATTTCTCTATTGTCTGAACAAAATGTGATACCACTTAATTTGGTAGCGTATTTAGTACTCTTGATAAAATATCCCTCGGCTAGAAAATAACCAAGAATCCAACCAAAATCTTCGGTTAAAGAAAATTTAGGGGGCACATATCTACCGGTGGAAATTTTTGGTTTAACCCATCCGTTAAATTCTTTTAACGGTACATCAACGAAATCTTTGTATAAAATATCCCTCTTGTCGCTGGGGATATATTGGATCGGCAAAGATAGATAATCTCCTTTTTGTTTTAGAGCTCCCCATTTATCGAACTGAAAAAGTTTTGCATTGCTAATACTGTCAAAATTTTTGCCATTCAAAAAATATGGATGTTCAGTCGTAACAAAAGTATCATCAAAATGTTTCCAGTTCACATTGTTCACTTTAAAAGCCGATCCATCATAATTTCTTTTGAATATCTGGGTGATTTTTCTAGAAGTTCCGGTATGAGAGAGCACAAAATCTCCGACTTCGATATTTTCAATATTTTTTGTAGTTCCATCGGACATTAAAATTTGAGTCTTTTCACTAAAGCACATAAGCTGTGCTTCTGCAGAATCAGGATCGTTTTCTAGAAATGATTGAATTACACTGGAAATGGGCTTGTAAAACCCGCCTGTGGCAGTCGCAGGTTTTTTGCTCAAGCGCATTTTACATACAGGAAGCAGAGGGCATTTTGCACAGCCTTCATGCGCATTTTTTACTAATTCCCATTTTAATTTTTCTATCTCTGGCAAGATATTGTATTCTTCTAGAGACAAACGTTGAAGGGGTAGATTTTTTGCCACGTACACATCTTGTTTTGGTCCATTTGGCAAATGTCTCTCTTCAGGGCAACGTTCCGTAACATCGATAATATTCCAATTGAGAACCTTATAATTCATTTCCGCAGCTTTATCAATGGCTTGCGACATATTTCCATAGGCATACTTCCTGGTACTCAGGTAGACCTTGACACCATAGATCCCCTTGCTGTAACTTACTATGTACTTTCCTTCTTTTAGTGCATTGGAATCGGCGAGATCCAACTCATCTAACAGCATGATATTACTATGTAAACTGTTCATTCCTTTGGGCGTACAAATAACAATTTTGATGAATGGATTTTTTCCATGAGGAGTTTTAAATTTAAAAAGTCGTTTATTTTGCGTTATATTTTCCCATCCAGCCGCCCGCATCAGAGGCTCTATACTGTTAAGGAAGCCACTGATATATCCTAAGCCAACGGCTGCCTGATCTTCTGTTGCGGCAGCGTGCCCCACGTCCAGAGAAAAATGGAGAAGAAGGAGTGTCTCCAAAATAGCCGTACTTATAGTTTTCATGCTTTCTCGTGATGATAAAAAAATATAACCTGGATTTTTATCGCCCGAATTTTGTTTAAAAGTATTGTAGACTTGCCAAATGGCATCTAAGGGATTCGAAGTGCTGTCCGGGTCAATTGTTTCCATAGGCAATTCTAATCCGAGAAATAATTGTGCCCAATTTTTTATTTCCTGAGCAGAACTCAGGGGCCGAAACATTAGTTCGGCATATTTGAGTTTTTCCTGTTCTGTAAGTTCATTAAAATTCATACACTCTAACTATACCATGACCTTGAACAAAAGTCAAATTATCTCTTTTTTCTCTTGACAATATACCCGCGTTCGTTAGTACCAAAACTAAACTTGCAGTGCCGACATTTTAAGAATTTGTATTTTATAAAGGGATTTTGGAATCGATCGTCAACGGAACGCCAAGCTAGAGACTGGAAACTGTGAAGATCCAATATGTTACAGATTAGAATTCTTCTTATCCACCTTAGGAGTTTCATTGCGGATTTCTTTTTGGGCTCTTTGTCTTTCAGATTTCTTCCTAGCCTTCACCGTTTTCGAACTTCTAGGATGACACATCTCACATGGGCACCCTTTAAATGGCTTGTGTTGACCGTAAGGCTTCATTATCATTAAGATTGTTGCTATTTATTCTTTGGGCGTCTCTACTTTGCCTACCAATAAATTTATTATGCTTAACATCTCGAAACTTGCTTTCGATGCTTCTTGTGCCAGTACTTGTTGCTGTTCAAAAGTTGCCATTGGAATTTTTTCCGTAGAAGTAGCTTTTGGTTGTATTCTTGCCGTTGCAATCTCATTCGCCTTGAGTAGTTCTTCTTTGGTCATCTCATAGGGACTTTTGTTAATAGGAACATGATCGTATTCTGTACAGCTATATTCTTTAAGTTGAGTTCTTAGTAAAATTATAGCTTGATTTAGTAGGCGGACTTCATTCCTTAGGAAGGCATTCTCGTCTAAAATATCTTGTAACTGTTCCACAGGAGATTTTTTTGATTCAGAGTCTACTTCGCCATAATCATCTGCAATGTTATTAAATAAATCACTCATTCGTTCTCCTAGGGCCTCTCGTTGGCCTCATTTGTGAATTGATTTGGGTTATCTACTGCTCGTCCAAAATCCGAATCTGCTTTGGCTTCGCTTCTTTCGAAGGCTTCATCTCTCGGGAAAGCCACGATCCCACCTAAAACTCCCAGGACGCTCGCGATCGATACCGCGTTATTAATGGCTTCCTCAACTGCCTTAGAAGCATCGAAGATCCCAAGCTCTTCGGCAGCCCCGTACTTCTGGTTCTCGATGTCGTAGACCAATTCTGGATTTTCCAATAGTTTTGCGACGATCTCTTCAATCTCTTCGCTAGAATATCCGGCATTCGCTAGCAACGTATTGGGGATGGCCAAAAGTGCCGGCATCAAAACTTCTTTTGCCGGATCTCCTGCTTCAAGTTCCTGCGCCAATTTCAGAGCCAAATTCAGGGCGATTCTTCCGCCGCCTGGGAGTGCTCCGTGCGTTATGGTGCTGCGGACGGCCAGAACGGAATCTTCTGCTCTATCGTGTTTTTCCTTCAACTCTCCGTTGCTGCCACCATAAATAGTGAGCTTAGCAATACCGTTCGTGATCTTTCCGATCCTTTCTTCCAAAATAATCTTCTCTGCTTGGCTCTCCGCGCTTCTCATCATAGTCTTCAAGTCATCAGCCCTGAGTTCCACGTTTACTGGATCAGGATCGCCAACCACGGTAGAGCGGAACCTGTAGGCCTCAAAATTTTCCATGCCATGACCCAGATCGTTTAGGGTAGCCAGATTCACTGGGTCCTTGAGCCCAAATACTTTGGCCCCCGTAAAGGCCGATAAGTCGTGCAAGAAGTGTGTTTGGCTATTCAAAAACTGTGCCATCGGAGTAATCATGGGTAGAACATTCAAGGTGTTGGGATTGCTAAAATTAAAAGCCAGATGAGTCAAAACATTCTCAGAGTAGCCATGCGCGACGATCACAACATTCTTGTAATCACTGCTGGACTCTTCAACGTATTTTTTGCCTAAACCCTCTAGAATGGGCATGAACATGATTAGATCGTTTACGTTTCCATCATAGAGTAAAAAGAGAGGTTTTTCCAGATAACAGCGTTGGTTTGCCACGTCATTGATGAACGCCACGTGTAGTTTTCCGATACTTTCCTCTAGACCCATAGGAATAGGGAAGCCATCGATTCTCTCTACGTAATATTTTTCAGGGCCGCTCAGCTGCCTAATGGTCACGTGGCTGCTATCTGAGTAGCCGATCTGCTCGAAGCAGTCAATGACGGCGTCGGCCATCTCGTGGTCGCCGTTAGAAGAGATCGTAGCTACCATCTTTAGAAGATGCTTGTTCTCTTCTGTAACTTTGATGCTGTTTTCTCTGATGAAAGGGAGTATCAAATCTTTGGTCACTTTAGAGATTCTACGGGTGGCTTTTTGTGGCGAATATTTCTTATTCTTCTCGCAGAAGTCAAATAAATTTGAAATAATTGAATAACTTAGAAGGGTGGTGGCTGTAGTTCCGTCCCCGGCCTCGGAGGATGTCTTCTTGGCTGCATCGTAAGTTGATTCGATGATGAGATGCTCGTAAGGATCAAAAGAACCTAATGATTTAAAAGTGTTAACGCCATCTTTCGTAAAGGAATGCGGAATGCCAGGGTACTCGCTCTCTAAAAGACACGGCTTTCCGCCAGGGCCCATTGTGCCCGAAACGACGGCGGAAATCCGTCCCATCGTCTTCAGGACGATCTTCTTTAACTTATCGTGATCACACTCAAATATCTTGGGACTGGTTTTTGCGCGTCTGTGGCTCATTTTCTCTTGACTCCTATTCCACCTTCTTATATCATATCTAAAGAGTCGCTCGGTACGCCTAACTCGTGCCTTCGAGCCGTAGAGGTAACTCCCTGCGATCCTATTTTAATATGAAATTCACCATCATTCACCCCTCCAAGGCCCTAGTCGAAGGCTCAATAACCGAATTGGAGAATCTTCGAAAAGATCTAAGTTTCACCAATACTTCTCTACAACACCAGGCCAAAAGAATTGCCAACAATTATTGGTTCCGTTCTAAGAATCCAGAGAAATGGCAGCAAACTCTAGATGAATTGAAAAAGAATGCTAAGCGAACTCTAGTTTTTGAGGAAAATGGCCAAACCTTCGTTTATCCCGGCTCAATACCTTATTTGAAAGACTTAAACATTCAAGTCGAAAATCAAATTCGATATCCAACTCCCAAGAAAATTGCCTGGGCCAAACCCCTACCTTTTGAGCTATACCCGTACCAAGAAGAATCGGTGCGAAAATTGTTGGAAGCCAAGCACGCCAATGTCGAACTGTGCACGGGCAGCGGCAAATCGAGTATCCTGTTGAAATTATGCAGAGAAACTGGTTTTCGAACAGTTATCGTAGTTCCCTCCAAAAGTATCTTCAATGAGATTTTAGAGAAATTCGAGTATCACCTCGGTAAAGGACAAGTAGGTGCCTTTGGGGCTGGCAAAAAACGCTTAGGAAAGCGCTTTACGGTGGCGATCGGCGATTCCCTGGTTAATCTCAAACCAGATACCGAGGAATGGAAGTTCTTTTCCGAGTTAGATATGCTGTTAGTCGATGAATCTCATTCGTTTGCCAGTGAGACTCTAGAATCCACTTGTTTTGGCGCTTTATCTGCCATTCCCTACCGTCTATTCGTCTCCGGTACCCAAACGAGGGGAGACGGCACGGAAAAACTACTGCAAGCGATTATAGGCAAAACTGTGCATACTTTGACCACCAAAGATGCCGTTGCCGGTGGTTTCATTTGTCCTCACGAATATCGAATCGTGGCGATCGAATCTAGCAATCCTAACTTCAATGATCCCGATGTTCTGGCGATGAAACGTGCTCATCTGCTAAAGAATCGTAATATCTGTGCTTTCATAGCCAAATTGGCCAACGCAGAAGCGACGGCGAAACGACGACAAACTCTCGTTTTAGTTGAGGAACTGGAGCAGATTGCTATGCTTCTTCCTCTACTTAAAGTACCGACAGCGATCGCTCACAGCGAGAAGAAGACGGAAAGACTCCTGACCTTAGGCATTCCCAAAGTCGATCCATCCGAGAGTGTGGAAAAATTCAACAAAGGCGAAGCATTGGTCCTAATTGGCACTTCTTGCATTTCGATCGGGACCAATATTTATCCGACGCACAACTCCTGCAATTGGGTGGGAGGGGCTTCGGAGATCCGCACCAAGCAGGGAGCCGTCGGCAGAAGTATCCGACTCCATTCGCAAAATCCGTGGAAGGATAAGTGTACTCCAAAGGATAGGGCAACTATCTGGGATTTTAATGTGTGGGATTGTTATGTTCTAGAGCGTCATCTAGAAGAACGTCTCAAATATTATAAAGATTCTGGTTCGGAAATCAAGTACATTAAATTAAGCAAATAATTACTATATGATATATAGTAGTTATGAGCAAAGCAAAAAAGAAACACGAGTTTGACAACTCTTTTTACGTCCTGGCAGGCGAGATTACTAGACGCATAGAAGAGAACAAAAAAGATAACACCACTCAGAAAGAGCAAGTTGAAGAACTTTTAGACGCCGAGAATAAGTTCAAACAGCACATTCTAAGATACAAAGCTTCCACTTGGGCCTACGAAGCTTTCTGGCAGAAGATTTGCATTCAAAATCGTAACATTCTTAGTGCCCGTCCCTACTTCAGAGAATCCGCTATCACGTTCAGTAAAAAGATAACTCCTGCTATAAAAGTCAAAGACATCGAAGTTTTGAAGACATTCAACATCAATTATCAGTTGGTCAAGTTCATAAAGGATAACTGGCGCACTAAGTGGGACGATAAGATGGAGAAGCTTTTCCAACGCGTCCACACCGCTAGAACAAAATTGATCGAAAACAACATGCCCTTGGCTGTCAACCGTGCTAAACTATTCTTTAGGAAGACTCCTAGAAGCCATCTAACTCTTATGGACATGATAGGCATAAGCGCTATGGGCTTGGCTGCAGGGATCGACAAATGGAATAATCCCAATTATTCTAAGGTATTTAGAAGCGTGCTGATTGGCCGAGCGGTAGGTAATTTGATCGATGACTACTCCAGCACACTCCTCCATTTCTTTCCGCAGGATAGGCGAATTTTGTACAAGGCGCACTCCGTTAGAGGACGTCAAGGCATAGATGACGTGAGAGAGCTAACCGAAGCTGTTAAAACCGCATTCAAGAATGATGCCAAGGAGGGAAAAAGCATACCGAAAGGCAAGATTGATGTCAGCGAGCTGAGTTCTTTGATGCAAGCCGCAAGCGTAGTGAGTGCCGATGCGACTGTGAATGACGAAGGATTTGGTGTCTATGCTTTCACCATGGATGAAAAGCAAGATATCGAACAAGATCACATAGACAAAGAGGCGACCGGTAAAATGCTGGACCTCGCAAAAAATTTGCCTATTTTGCATAAAAAAGTTTTACTTTTAAAAGGACTGAAGATATACTAGGAGATAGTATGAGTGATACCTTCGAAATTCAAAATCCTTGTTCCTTCAACAACCGCCTCATCGTTGAAAAATATGTGAAGGAAGAACTCCGTCACAAAGAGCGGAATGGCCTGGCTTTCATTGATCAGAAACTTAACCTCAAAGGGCTAAAAGTTTTGGCCAATGCCTATCTATCCGGCGGGATCGTGGTACAAAAAGGTTCTATCGCTTACATCAAAGAAGAGGCACTCCACAGCCAAGCATGGGCCCAAAAATCTCTTGAAGCGCCTGGCGCACTCAATGTTCCATTTTTAATTGTGGATATGGCTCACGTAGAACTTATTGTTCCACCAGAGCCTGTGTGGAAACTTAAATGAAAATTTGTTCAAAATGTAAGCAAGAAAAATCTTTTAATGAATTTTCAAAAGATAATTCTAGGGAAGACGGACTTGTTACTTTTTGCAAAGCATGTAAGGCCAAATACGATAAAGATAGATATGAATGTAACAAAGCAGAAAATATAAAAAGCAATCTGGCCGTAAAAGATCTGGGATGTTCTGTCGATGATTTTAAGAAATACATAGAATCTCTTTTTCAACCCGGAATGACATGGGAAAACAGAGGACACGGCGTAGATAAATGGCAATTAGATCATAAGATTGCGCTATGTCGTTTCGATCTCACTAAAAGAGAGCAATTTTTAATTGCCGCTCATTATACCAATCTCCAACCTTTATGGCACGAAGAACATTTAAAGAAAAGTATCGAAGACAAAAAGAAATCCCTTAAAAGGAATGCTACATGATTAAAATTTTATACGTAGGAGATGTTCATGTGCAAGTCTCCAACTTGGATGAATCCGAGCGTCTTCTTCATTTCGTCAATGACACCGCATTGGAGCAAAAAGTAGATCGCATCGTTATCCTCGGCGATTTATTTCATACCTTCGCGTTGCTACGTTTAGAAGTAATAGATTTTTGGAAAGATTGGTTGGATAACCTAAGTGAGATATGCGAGACCGTCGTTCTGGTCGGCAATCATGACATGGGAAACTCTGGCAACGATGACCACAAAACTAACGCTTTGAACGTCTATACCTTAATGAAAAAAAAGAACCTGCGAATCGTCGAGCATCCCCAAGTTCACGGTCCTTTTGGTTATATTTCCTATATTCACGATAATGAAAAATTCATACAGACTGCGAATGCCTTAACTGATCAAGGGGCCAAGGTAATCATCGCGCACATGGAAGCGGACGGAGCGCAATATGAAAATGGCTACTATTCGCCGAACGGCGTGGATCTCAATAGGCTCAAGTGCGACTTAATCATCTCCGGGCACATTCACTCCAGGCAGCGCTTCGGAAAACTTATTCTTCCCGGTATTGCTCGATGGCTAACTACCTCCGATGCGAACCAAGAGCGCGGGCTTTGGCTTGTAGAACATGACGATAAGACTGGAGCCATATTAAAAGAAGAATTCATCGATACCTCTTCGGTATGTAGCCCCATTCGGGCTATCACCTGGCAAGAAGGCGAAGAAGCGCCTAAGCCGTGGGGCGACAACGATCGAGTTGCCCTAGAACTCATAGGTTCTTCAGAATGGATTATCAAACAAAAGGTCAATTTGAAAGGCAAATGTGCTTTCAAGACCAAGATTACGGACACCAAAAAGACCGAAGGGCGTAAACCTGGCAGAAACTTAGAGGATTTTATCAAGAATGTATTTACGTCTACTAACAAGGAAAGCCTGCTCCGATGTGCTAAGGAGCTCAATCTTGTCTAAAGAATTTGAAATCAGGGATATGGCCAAACTCTCTATTTTAGAGAATAAGCTCAATGACATACAGGTTAAAAACTTGCGCATGTTTCCTTTGATATTCTTCAACGGTGTATCTGAGGCCAAGATCGATTACGATTTATCTGTCTCTAAGCCAAGTGTTGATTATGAGATAGAAAATAAGACCGACCCGGATAAGATCGGAATAAAGTACAATTTTGATAGACCTACTTCCAAGAGTATGATAGAGTATAATTTGACCATCGATGAGACTCAAGAAAACGATTATCTTGAGAATCGATTCCTGGCCTTAGAAAAAGCAGTCAGGAGTTTGTTTTGGAAGGAAGTCAAGATCGTAGTGCTCTTCAACGGCAAGAAGGTTCACGAGAGCAATGAATAATTTACCTGCGTTAAAATCTAGCGTGGACATGACGCCCTCGGAGATTGCCAAAGTAGAGAGATTTATCGAGGATGGACTTCCGGGCGTCGCGAATGTTACGGATGCGCAGCTACATCGGATGCTGGACTTGTACCTGAATGGTTGTACATACTCACAGATCTCCAACATGCTGGAGATTAAGAAAGTTTATATACTTTATTTCGCGCAAAGTGCCAACTGGATGCAGGTCAAGGAAGAATACCTGAACGAGATACAGGAGAAGATCAAAAGTCGCGTAGTTGATTCTAAGCTCAGAAGTCAAGAGTTCATGCTCCTCTTGGTTCAATCGTGGCAGAAAAAAATCGGTGCTAAGTTGACTCGATATCTTGCCACTAACGACGAAGGGCATATGGAAGATATCAACCTGAAGGAACTCGCGCAATTAATGAGAGCGATCGAGATGGTCAACGAATTGGATAATACGGGCAAGGATTCGAAGGGCAAGCCCTCTCCCATCGGTTTGAATTTGGGTAGTGGGGTGGTTATCGAGAAAACCGGAGATAATACGATTTCAGTTACCCCAAAGGAATCGGCTGTTGGAGATTTATTACAACAGCTGGCCGACGAGAGGCGAAACAAAGAAAGAGTTTTAGCACAACCAGAGGCGAAGAGTGACAAGTAAAGAAATTAAAATTTACGATCGAATGATCAAAGAAATTGTAAATATTAAACAAAAGAAACTTATGAATTTAGACAAAAGCGGAGTCCTACACACGATGGTTCCTCTAAAATATGTAACAAAAGCTTTGAACAAGTGTACAAAGGGTTTTTTAAAAAACAAGGAGTAACAATGACGGTAAATAAGAAATCGGCGGTAGTTGTGACATTGCTCGTGGGAGCATTGTTGTTTCCCCTGAGCAGCCTAAACAAATCTTCCAACGACAATCAGGTCGTCCTTTCGAAGGACAACATGGTCGTCCTATCGGGGGAAATAGACGGAGAAATGTCCGGAGCTGTCATTTCTCAGGCAAAGACGCTTGGAAATAAGCGATTTTCTAATGGAAAACCTGTTTACTTATTCATGAATACTCCCGGCGGAAGTATCCAGACAGGTCTCGAGATGATTGAGTCCTTGAAAGGATTGGATCGTCCGGTTAGCACGGTTAGCTTGTTCGCAGCCAGCATGGGATTCCAAGTAGTGCAAAATCTTGGAGAACGATTGGTTCTTAAAAATGGCGTTCTTATGAGCCATCGAGCTGCCGGAGAGTTCTCAGGAAGTTTTGGTGGACAAAGGCCCAGTCAAATGGACAACCGTTACAACTTGTGGCTTACTCGCTTGACTGAACTCGATGAAGATGTGGTCAATCGAACCAATGGGAAGCAGACCATAGATAGTTATCAGAAAGCGTACGCCAACGAACTCTGGCTCACGGGCTCTCAAGCAGTGAAAGAAGGATACGCCGATAGGATTGTTTCCGTCCGATGCGACTCATCACTGGATGGCGTTACTACCCATACCATCAAGATTTTTGGCCTCAAGATTGACTTCGATATAGACAATTGTCCCATGAACACTAGCCCCATGAATATTCGGGTTTCCTCTCCGGACGATAGCGAAGTTTCTCCGGAACGCGCTAAAGAGGCAGAGGCTAGATTTACGGAACAGTTCTTGCACAGACATCGCGACATCGTTCCGATGTATTAATTAACAAAATCGAATAGTTATCATTTATGCCACTCGTACGCTACAAGTGTGAATGCTCAAACGCGGAGTCCAGATTCTTTAGGCATGCTAAGGAGATTCCACTGGAAGTGGTATGTAAAAAATGTGGTAAGCGATCCAAAAAGCAGTTGACAGGGCCGGCATCTCGTAGTATTGTAACTGTTGATAATGGGTTTCAAGCCAGATCCACCGAGGTCAACTTGGAATTGGTTGAGGATATTGAAGCGAGAAGTACGAAAGATTTTAATAAAAAGGAATAAGAATGTCTTATCAATGTACAAAAGAAGGCTGCGAGAATGAAGCGATCTTTGACACGAATGTTTGCGAAGGTTGCTTGAATGGGAGCAACCCTGCTACTCCCTATGACTGGTTTATCTCGCGCACCCTCGAATACAATTTCAATGATATTCATCTTTCTGAAAAGGACGCGGAATATATGGCTTCTATGATTGAAAATCCACCAGAGCCCAACGATGCCTTAAAAGATTTATTTAAGAAAAATAAATAATGCTTTCTCTGAAGGAATTGAAATTTCGAGGAATCGGACGCTTCGCCGAAGAACAGCGTATCGCCTTTGATAATCTAGGAAATCTAGTTCAAGTAGACGGTCAGAATTGCAACACGAATGGATCGAGCGGAAGCGGTAAAAGTACCATCTTCAATGCCCTAGACTTTCTCCTTGGTTTAAATTCCATTCCAAACTCCGTCTTACAATCCAGAGAAACAGATGAGCCCATGTGGGTTGAAGGAAGTTTCGACTATAACGGCAGTCCTTTGATTATCACCAGAGGTAAGAAACTCAAAATAGAGTTAAACGGAGAAGTCACGACCGGAAGCGCCAAACTCTCGGAAGAAAAATTAGATCAAATTCTTTCCATCCCAAGGCAGCTTTTTCGTCCGATGCTTCATAAACGACAGGGCGAGAGAGGCTTCTTTCTAAACTTCACTCCCAAGGAAACCAATGACTTTCTAACAGACTGTCTAGGTTTAAGTAATTTTAAGAAGCCGATGCTTGAGTTGGACAATAAGCTTCAAGAACTGGGCAAAAGGAAGGAATCGCTCTCCATTGACTTAGAATCTGCCAAAACTGGGCTGAGTGCCTCGCAGAATGCCATAGCTTCTCTTGGTCTGGCTCCTGTTAAAGAAATAGACCAAACTACTATCGTACGACTCAAAGCTACAGCGGATGCCTCCAAAATGGCCCTGCAGACACTTTTAAGTGCTCAGCAGGCTGAGCTGGCGGATCTGGAAGCAAAACGACCCATTTCTACGGCCATTCCTTTTGATACCTCGAAAAAAAGTTCCCATGAACGAGAGTTAGAAAATTTAAAAATTCAAATAAATCAATTACTTTTGGCTCAAAAAGATAAGGAAAATGAGATTAATTCCGCTGTTCATGTGGCGAAAGCTAAACAGAGAGAGCTGGAAAACAAAATAGAAAGGGGCTCGCAAGCCAAAGATAGAGCAACCAAGGAAGCTCTCAAGATAAAGAAGATTAGAGAAAGCCTTTGTCCCACCTGCGAGCAGTCCTGGGCAAATGATGCGGCCAAGAAGGAAGAGGGCGCTCTCCTAGAAAGTATAAATCAGCTTCGGGCTCAGGTTTTGGAAGGCGAGCAAGCCTCGGCCCAACTCGGATCTGTCAGAGAAGAAATTCGGCAACTGACGGAGAAAATGCCCTTGGCAATTCCCGACGGCTACCAGGAATTGCTTACGAGGGAAAGATTTCTAATGGGCGATATCGCCTTAGAGATACAGAAAGAAAGAGAGTACGCTCACGAACGAAACGAAAAAACTAAAGCGCTTCAGGCTTTCTTTGCATCGCAACACAAGACGATGCGCGACAAACATGCCGTGGATGCAGAACAGCTTCGGAATCAAGTTGCATTGGACAGTAAAGTATTCGATGCTGCTGTAGCGCAACTTAAATCTTATGAAGAATCCCGTGTTCGATATGAGAATTCTCTAAATAACCTTAAGGCGCAAGAACTTACGTATTCGGAGAAAGTAAGCAAGATATCCCAGGCACTTTCCCTGGTCAACAATGATATAGAATCATACGAGGAACTAAAGAAAGCCGTGAAAAGTTATCTTTCTTGTTCCTTTGACGAAGCATTGGAAACTATAAGTGATAACTCCACGAGATTAATCAGAAATATCCCAAACATGGCCAACGCTACTATCCAACTGATTGGCCTGAGAGAAACTAAAGAAGGTAAGATCAAAGAGGAAGTTACGGCAGTTTTGAACCTAGACGGAGATGAAAATATAGATATCCGAAGTCTTTCGGGTGGCGAGCGAACCAGCGCGGATTTGGCCATCGATCTTGCTGTTTTAGATATGATAGAAAGTAGAACTAACGTCGGGACGAATATCTTTATTTTAGATGAACCATTTAACGGCCTAGACACGACATGCATAGAGGCAACTTTGGAAATGTTAAGAAATTACAATAATAAGAAGCTCTTAATCGTTGAGCACAACCCAATAATCTCACAGTTTATATCCCAAAAAATTACCGTGATTAGAGATGGACAAACTAGCAGAGTAGAGTATAATAGTTAAAGAAGGAGTTTTATGAGCGATCCGGTTGCAATCGAGAAAGACCTGAGAGAATATTTGGAAAAAGAGCCCAACCTTAGTCGACAGGACAGGCTGGCCTACCTTCAAACTATCTTTCACAAACACTTAGAAATCAACAAGTTAGAGCACAACATCACTTCCAAAGATTTATTTTTGATTTTTAGCGATGCCCGCACACATTATACCAAGATGAGGACTCCGGTCAGAGTTAGCAAAAAAGAATTAGATCCCACTGAATCAGTGCACATGGCAGTCCTAGAAGCGTTCCTTTTATATCTGGGACGTACCAAATTGCTGAGAAAACTTGTTAAGTTCGATTATAGGGATTAACATGAAATTTGTGACTAAAGAAGAATTTGAGAAAGCCCTAGCGACACTCGAAGCGGCCACGGCTAGTGGACAAATTAGATACGGGCGATACGACGAAGAAGGCGATGAGATGACATCAATTTTGTTTGGGGATGCTCGCACAGACGTGCACAGAATCGTGGTGCCCTCCAATGCAGTACATTTTGTTTCGGCAAGCGTGGCCGCCAAGGCAAAATTGATATCGGTCAGGAAGGCTTTATCTAAGCAGCAAGAAGAATCTAATAAGAATCAAAAGACCATAGAAAATTTAGAATCGGAAGAGAGAAAGTTGGCCAATTTGGTACCAACATTAAAGGAGTAAAAATGGCACGAAGTAAGAAAAGCGTTCGAGAGAAGGTCGAGAAAGAATATCCGGAGTTCGCGGAAGAAGTTGCTGCGTTGACTGCGGATCAACTCAATAACCGCCTGGCTACTTTAGCCAAAGGATTGGAAGAATCCGAGGATGCCAAGGAAAGCGACGAGGAATTGGAACGAGCCAAGCTACTGGCCTCTGAGCTTTCAGCACCTTATCGAGATGTCAAAAAAGCGGTGCAACTCAAAAGCAAATATGTCATTGGCCTCCTCAGGGACAAAGGCGCTGCATGATCTGTCCCAAGTGTAAAGAGCTGAGCCTGAAAAGTTCGATCTCAGTAGGAGCCAGTTATACGACTGCCATGTATTGTCCGCCGTATTATGACGAACAGGGTGTATTTCATAGCCATGATATGAATACAAACACTACCCACTATTCTTGTTCCAATGGGCATCATTTTTACATATCAAATATTGGTCGCTGTCTTGGTTGCGATTTTGGCAAAGACAACGAACGGATTACTGTACTCGAAGATGTGACCTCTTCCAAGACGATCACTTTTGATAGCGACGGGAATTTAATATTTAAATGAATCCAGAAAGAATCCTCAGCTTGGACATGAGCACAAAAACGGGATACGCTCTTCTAGTTAGCGATGATAATGGCCTTCATCCGGAAGCTCATGGGCAAATATCTCAGATCCATCAGCCAGAAGGTTCTTACCCTGAAGCCTTCATAGATTGGGCATATGAATGCTACGCTAAGGTTGTGGAATTAATAGATCTTCACGCGCCCTCAGTATTGGTGATCGAGGAGACTTCCGCTGGCAGCAAGGCAATCTACACGCAGAAAATATTAGAATGGATTCATTTTCTTCTTGCAAAATTTATTAAAGAGACTAAAATAAAAGCTGTATATATAATGTCGGAACAATGGCGTCGCGAAGTTGGCTGCAAGATGAGCAAGGAAGAAAGTAAGCACAATAAAAAAGTGCGAGAATATAAAGCCAAGAATAAAACCAAGATCGCCTACGATGAACAGGGAAAAAGAGTGGGAAGACTCACAAGAAAGCACGTTAACATTCGCAGAGCCAACGAAGTGTTTGGTAAGTTTTTCGATGCGCCTTTGCGTAAGAAAAACGAGGATTTAGCCGACGCGCTTCTCTTGGGATTCGCATACCACTTACGGAGGATTAAGAATGAGCAACGATAATATGTGGGGAGAAGATGAGATTTTTGATGATAGGCCGGAGGCCGCTCAAACCGGAAGCAATGGCTTGCCTGTAGCTTCTACTCCTGCAGCAGCGCAGCACCAGTACGCCCCTCCTGTTATTCCTCCCCCCGGCCCCAGGCCGCCGCAACAACGGCATATTCCCGAACCGCAATACGAGGATTTTGTTCAAGAGGAAGTGGGCTCAGAAAGTGCGGAAGATGAAGACGATTCTGAGGTTCTATCCGACGCCAATTTGCGTCTCGAACAGGGAAGTCTTTATAAGATGATCATGAAGCACGAACTTTTTGATGGCGTAGATGCCGATCCCAAGGCGGTTAAAAACGTACAGAAGGCCATCCGAAAATTCGCCAGGGAGCAGATGGAAGCTATGCTCGGCATGCGTCAAGAGACTACCAAAATCGAACGCTTGGAGATTGAATTTCCATTCAATGCTTTGGAAGTCGATATCCTTAAGAAATTGGCACACACGGCTACCAAGGGGGCTACAGAGCACTCCGACAATTATGTTCCCAGTGTCTCCAAGATTACGGAAGAATTTACTAAGCCCAAGCAAAACACTCTGAACGCCATTGGTACGTCGGCCCCTAAGCCGCGCCCACTTGCCAAGACTCCAAAGAAACCCGTTCCTAGACCTACTGCCCAGGCAGCTCGTTCTAGCATGGATACTATCATCGACAATATAGCTGCCCAGTTAGCCGATCCCCAAGTTTCTAAGGAGACTATCAAGGCCGGGCTAAGACGCGAATTTGAAGAGCATAATCAACTACTTAATAAGCCGATTAGTGAGTTAAATGCTTACGAACTTGAAGAAAGAAATAAAATGGTTGCGCAAAGGCGTGGCAATCAAGTAAAATCAAATCAGGCCATTCCGATGCCAAGCGCGGAGCAGCAAGCGTCCATGATTGAAACTTCAGTGCCCAAGGTTAATAAATTGGTGGAATTGGCCATGAAGATGCCCGCATCAAAACTTTTAGAATCTGGAGAATAATTTGATTCCATAATTGGAACAAGGAGATAAAATGTCGAATAATGAAACTAATACGAATCCCCAACCCCCGAAACAGCCTAGCGCTTCTGAACGATTGGGCTTGCTGGAACAGGGAATAGCCGCCCTGCACCAGTTGAGTGAATTGACTACCAAAGACTTGAGCGTCCTCAAAAAGACGCTTCAATTGCTGAATAATAAGGTTGATGCTATGGCCAAGGCGACTCTTTCCGGCGAAGTGCCAAGCGATGAAGTGCTCAATCGAATCATGATCGAAAACAACGTCGAAGATTTGACTGCTAAAGTGGCAGGTCTTGTGCAAGGTGGCTTTTTAGTCGCCGAAGAACAGGTCGGAGATAACCCCTTTTTGGTTTGTAGACAGCTGGACAACAATGGGGATGTAACCGATCCTAGAGTGCAATTTGCCGTAAAAGCCTTGGAAAGCTTGGCATTACAGGCGAAGTTCTTCAATACCAAAGTCGGAGATCGGGTGGAGATTCGACCAGGCGTGATCTTGGAAATTTTGGAAGCCTACAAACTCCAACAACCTCCTGAACCCGAAGCTCCCACGGATACTCCGGTTGATGTTACGCCTCCCGGAGCTCCGCAAGCAGAAGCGCCGGCCAGCAACTAGTTATTATGACTAAGCGTTGCACATACAGGGGCTGCAAGAAAACTGCTGACATTTGGTATGTCAATGAAAAAACTGGCCGCGTTTGCTATAAAAAATACTGTAAAACCCATTATTATAGAGAACATCATAGATTGTACGGAGCAAATAACAAGATAGCGAAACAAAAACGTAGAAAAACCACTATCAATGGGTTTTTAACTGATCTATACAGCCAGATGTTGATTCGAGTGACTGGAAAGGGTAATCCAAAATATAGATATCTGTATAAAGGAAAATCTATCATGCCAAGGGAAGTCTTCTATGAATGGGCTAAGAATCATCCGGACTTCTTAAAGCTCTTTAAGAGATGGGTTTCTTCTGGCAATGATAGAAAATTAGTCCCAACGGTGAATAGAATAAATTCTTCGGGCGGTTATTCATTGGATAACGTGGAGTGGCTAACTAATTCGGCCAATTGTTCCTTGGCCGGCTCTGTTAGGCACGACAATCGTGCTCAAATAAAAGCTATACGAGAATTAGTAGGAGTAAAATAATAATGTCTAAAAAATCAAAATTGGAAAAGATCCTGTTTATACCTGATTGCCATATTCCATACGAAGACAAGAATGCCTTTGCTTTGATGTTGAAAGCAGGCAAGGCATTCAAGCCGCAACACACCATTATCCTTGGCGATTTTGGAGATTTTTTTGGAGTATCCTCCCATTCCAAAGATCCTAACAGGGCGCTGAAATTGAAGGAAGAAATGGAAGCTGTCAAAGAAGGCCTGGATAAGGTACTAGAAATCGGCGCAGCCAACAACGTATTTGTCGAAGGAAATCACGAGGATAGACTGAGTCGGTATTTATGTGACAAAGCCCCCGAGCTTTTTAATTTTTTGTCGATTCCTAAAATTCTGGAGTTGAAAGAAAAAGGTTTCAAGTATGTCCCCTATAAACAAGCTTATAAAATTGGTAAACTTAACGTAACGCATGATGCGGGAAACGCTGGACGATTTGCGCACTATAAAGCCCTGGACACTTTTCAACACAATATCATTATTGGACATACCCATCGTATCGGATACGCCATTGAAGGAGATGCCCAGGGAAATCGTCACGTGGGAGCTCAACTCGGCTGGCTTGGCGATGTAAAAGAGATAAACTATTTACACCAAGTTAAGGCTGCGAAAGAGTGGAGTTTGGGCTTCGGGATTGGGTATTTAGATCCTAAAACCGGTATCGTATACGTCACTCCCGTTCCCATCGTAAAAGGCACCTGTCTCATCGAAGGAGAACTCATCTCTTTATAGGTCCCAATTTATGGGTAGGACAGACGAACTCGAAAAAATAGATCGCATCATCAAAGATACAGAAACTCGTATCAAAACGCTGTTGTCTAACATGGAAGCTCTCGATTCAGAGATTAAGAAGATCGCTGTTCTGGAAGATGTACTTATTGAAAACGTAAAGATCTTAAGAACCACGCAAGTGGTGGCCGTGGCGCAAGAGTTTAGAAGGGCCAAAGATGAGCTGAAGCGTACTAAACTACGTTTAGTTGGTCTTAGGAATGATCGAGAATACTACAATAAAGCTTCCAAGGACGCTAGGGAATTTTTGAAAACTGCCCAAACAGAATACAAGAAGATAGCGAAAGAGGGTGAGAACAACGTATTGAGTTTTAGGAGAAGTGATGGAAAAAAATGAGATCCAGAAAAGAATTTTAGAAGAAGAGGATTATATCCGATGCCCAAAGTGCAGCAACTCCATAAGTAAGTTTCTTTCACGAAATCCTGAAGGGGCGGAAGATAGCATTATCGCTAGGTTTTTGATGGTCACGGAAGAAAAGGTCAAAGAGTTGTACGCGGAAGCGGTTGAGTTACTCCGGAAGGATATGGAGGATTAGTGAAGACTAGGAAACTAAAACTCAACGCCAAGTACAACGATATCCAGATATCAAAGGTAGAACATGACGACATTGCTCTAGTTCTGTTGGTGAATGGATCTTACGTCAATTTAACACGGGAAGAAGCGACCTACTTGGCGGATGGTCTGCGGCATTTCCTGGGTACGAATCCATTTCTTAAACCTTTAAAGAAAGTCAAATGAATATAGAGGTTTACAGCGACGGAAGCGCAACTACTTCTGATAAGCCAGGTGGCTACGGGTGGGTGCTGATTTTGGATGGCAAGAAACATTCGGAAGGCTATGGATACGCAGAAAACGCAACAAACAACGACATGGAGCTTCAAGCAGGTATAGAAGGTCTCAAAGCTGCGCATTGTTTAATCAACAATCCTCCCAATGAATACATGCCCGGTATTTTTGAAGAATCTGCGCCAAATAACGACGTTACTTTAGTGTCCGACTCGCAATTAGTGCTTGGCTGGATTAGCGGCAAATATAGATTTCGACAAGAAGACAAGATTGAGAAATATAAAGAACTCCAAATGTTTGTAAAACTAATGAATGTCCAAACGCGATGGGTGGCTGGCCATAGCGGAAATGAACACAATGAGAGATGCGATGCTTTAGCTAATGCAGCCAGGTTAAGTAGCAGTTTTAAAACACAATTAGAACCTCCCAAGGTCCCAAGCATAGCTCTAGAACCCGATTTCATGGTTTATTCAAAAAATGTTTTGCTTTATGTCCATCATAAGGGTAAAATTAAAGAGATAGATCTGGAGAAGAATACTGTAACGGAGAAAACAGATGTATTTAGCCTTTGATACAGAAACTGGTTCCTTGTCACCAAAGTCAGGGGATCTTCTCACGGCGTACTTCGCCATCCTAGATGAAAATCTTAACATTCTAGAAGAATTGGACCTAAAACTTAAACCAAACGAAGGCTTGCCCGTTGCTGAGGCTGGTGCTTTGAAAGTCAACGGAATCAACATTCAAAAACATATCGAAGATCCCGCCACTATCACTTACGCGGAGGGACGCGTTAGGTTAGTGCAATTGTTAAAAAAATATCACAAAAAGACGGGTAGATTCAATAACTTAAGGGCCTATGGATATAATATCTTAGGATTTGACATAGGATGGGTGCAGGAGTATCTTCTACCAGAAGAAGAGTGGCGAAATTTTCTTCATTACAAGGCCGTGGATGTGATGCAGGAAGTGGATTTTCTCAAACGCGTAGGGTGGTTTCCCGCCGATCTTGGAACCCTCTCAACCGTCAGCGATTTTTTAGGGTTGCCCAAAAGAAGTATGCATGAGGCTCGAAACGACGTCTTAACAACCATCGAAGTCGATAAGAAAGTTTTGGAATTGATGAAAAGCAAGAAAGAAGGCGGTTCAGCTCAAGATCTCATCGCCCTGCTGGAGGCAGAATGAAAACCTTACTTTTAATCCTAATCATGTTTCTCTCCGGATGTTCTACCCTTTCTCTTTCCGACGCCATTCGGCGCGATGCGGTTAGTGCATGCGAAAACACGCCCGAAAATGGCGGCCAGAGATTGGGTTGCGAATTCGGTCACATTTACAGGGACTGTTTGATAAACGGATGGGATGCAAAGATTTGCGGTGAGATAGGAAGAAAATGAATTGTCCAAAATGCAACGAACCAATGCGTGAGTACCACGGCCTTTTCGAAAAAGGCTGGGATTGTACCAACTCCAACTGTGGTAAAATCGAAGGCACTGGACACAAAAAAGAGGACGGTCAAACATACTATGACGACGGAGATGGTGGCGTTTTAACCGAAGAAGAATGGGCTAAAGCCTTAACAGATGCTATGGAAGCACTGTTTCCTTCAGTCAAGACAGCCACAGAAGAAGATTTAGATAAAATAGCGCAAGGCTATGATGTTAAACGAGATCCATATTCTGCTGCCGATACAGAGCTCTTAACCATCGAAGAATGGTTAGCGAACACTAGAGAGGTAATGGCTGCAGGAGGAAATGCGGACGACTTGGCAGCGCTATACGGGATAAAAAGACTGGAGGCGGAATCTCCAGATGATTTTGAGTTTCGAATAAAAGCCCACCTAGATAATGGAGGCGTCGAATGAAACCTAAGTATACTCTCATTATAAAAGACAACGAAAAGAATGAAGTTCTTTTGAATGTTGACGTTCGCTCATATAATTACTCGTTGAGAGATAACAGATTCTATCTTCATCCCAATTCTTCTGTTGCGAAGTGCGTCGATACAAAGGTTGGCATAGATATCAATGTAAATGGGTTTTTAATCGACACGGAACCGGAACCCAACGAGTATGTCCTGGATGAGATGGAATATTCATGCAATCATGAATGGGTTGAGTACCAAGGATTGGAAACAAAAGATATTTTCTGCAAAGTTTGCGGAATGAAGAAATGAATTGTTCCCCTCATACCCACTTCGAGTCGCCGCTCACGGGCAGCACTATCGCCGCTATGATAGATCGCGCCGTAGAACTCGGTCGCACCCATATTGCCTACGCTGACCATGGTCACCTCTCTTCCTGTCTCAAAACCTACACCGAGTCCAAGAAAAAGGGACTCAAGTTTATCCCCGGTCTCGAATTCTATTTTAAAGACTCAAGCTGTCCCATCGTTAGCGGTACAGAAGCAAATCGTTGTCGTTATTTTTCCGCTACTATCTACTGTCAGGATCAAGATGCATATCAAGAACTATGCAGAGTAGTCAGTCGTACAGATATGCCTACTACTAAGATTTACGATGAAGCCCAAGCCTTGTGGAGCTGGAAAGAGCTCGAGCATCTGTCTAAGTTTAATACAGTTTTGGTCCTGGGCGGCGTTCACTGCATGGTGGGAAAACTTCTCCTGGCAAAACGACCCGATCTGGGAGAATCAGTTTTTGTTAAGTTGAAAGAAATATTTGGGGATAGGCTATATGCATCGATGGTATGTGAGACCTGGAGCAAGAAGTGGAATTCAGTGGTGGAGGTCGAGCTTACGGATGGTTCCAAGGTCTCCTGTTTAGCTAATGATACCGTGACCACCGATAGAGCCAGACGAATCAGGGCCATAGACCTCGTAGAACGTTACGGACACAAGATTTTAAAATCAGTCTCTTCCGGCCTAATATCTAAAGAGGTGAACCAAGAGATCAAGAGTGCCAAGATTCACAAAGGGTTTCTCCCGCTCGGCGTGGATGCCTTATTGCAAGTCAATAAGTTTCTGAAGGCCCTATCTGCTAAATACGTCGTGCCGGTTATTCCTAGCGATTACGCCTATTATGCCCTCCCAGGCGACAAGGCCGTGCAAGATATGAAACTGGAGGGCACAAATAAGCTACAGCCGAACTTCTACATGAAATCTGAGGAAGAGGTCAAAAACTACCTAAGAAACGCCCTGGGGGCCGACGAGGCCTTTATTCGGACCTGTTTCGAGAATCTCAACGTTTGGGCCAAGAGATTCGATGGCCTGGAACTTAAATATGAATGGCGTTTACCTGATTCTGGCGGCGATCCACTTAGGCAAGCGATGGAGATCATCAAGAAGAATGGTCGCATGAAGTGGGACAATCCCATCTACGTCGCTAGGCTCAAGGAAGAGCTTGAAGTTATTGTCAAAAATGGTACCCAAAATTTGATGGGTTATTTTCTGCCTATCTGCGACGTGATGAATCATTATAGAGAAAATAATAAATTAGTAGGGCCAGGACGTGGGAGTTCGGCTGGAAGTTTGCTTTGTTATCTCTTGGGTATAACCCAAGTTGATAGCGTAAAGGTAGATCTTTCCTTTCCACGATTTCTTTCTTTAGATCGTATTAAAAATGGTGACTATGCTGATGTTGACTCCGATTTCGGCTCGAGATCCTTGTTAGTAGGAGAGGATGGTAAATCCGGATACCTCTACGGACATTGGGGAAACAAAGCTGCGCAGATCTCGACGCGTCATACGATCCGTCTCAAGAGTGCGGTCAAAGACGTCAATCGCTATCTAAATGGAAAAGTGGAGAATGAAATCGAAGCCTTTTCCAAAGCCCTCCCTGATCCCCCTCAAGGCGTTCCAGACGCAGATTTTATTTTTGGCTACGAAGACGATGAAGGTGTTAAGCACGAAGGTTTGATAGAGAATGATGAAGCTTTGCAAAAGTACATAGAGAAAAAACCCAAAGAGTGGGATATCGTAAAAAAGTCTCTAGGAATCACGCGCGCCTTCTCGCAACACGCCTCAGCTTTCGTCATCTCTGACATTCCTGTTTCCGATGTTATGCCTATCAAAGATGGTCACATCACGCAGTATGAAGCAAAGGCAGTAGAAAAAGCTAAGCTCTTAAAATATGACTTTCTCGTAGTATCTAACGTACTGGATATCGAAACTTGCCTAAAACTCATAAACAAAAAAAACAACGAAGATAACACCATAGGTTATTTTACACATGAAGGGAAGAAACTCTATATTTGGGATTTACCGGAAGACTTGGATGTTTTTAAAAGTGTATGGGGTGGAGATACTGAGGCCATATTTCAGATTAACACGAAAGCCATGACTCCATTCGTCCAAGAGATGCTCCCTCAGACTAAAGAAGATCTGGCCGTCGTTATAGCACTGGTTCGTCCCGGTACCATGGATTACATCTTCGAAAACACAGGCCGAAGCGCTGCTGAAGAGTATATTGCTAGGAGAAAAGGCGAAAGTCAAGGAGACATACCGGAACTTTTAGAAATCATTCCAGAGACTTACGGTCTAATTGTATATCAAGAACAGTCCACTAAGATAGCCAAAGAATTGGGCGGCATGAGTCCTGCTGATGCAGAAAAATTACGTCGATTATTTTCTAAAAAATTAAAGAAAGAAGCTGGTAACATGAAACCCGTCTTCATGAAGACGGCCATACCAAAGATCGGAGAAGAGAAAGCAAACAAGATCTGGGACATGATGGAGACCAGTTCGCGGTACTCTTTCAACAAATCTCACGGTTACAGCTACGGATTGATAACTTACGCTTGTATGTTCCTTAAATACCATTATCCTCTGGAGTACTGGGCTGCGATCCTTACGAATGCCACCCAGCAAGAGATCACCGGAAAATTCTGGCCTTATGTCAAAGATATGGTTTCGCCTCCTGATATTAACCTATCCAGTGATACTATGGTCGTGGACTACGCCAACGAGAAAATTCGCTCCAAATTAGGGGTAATACACGGAATAGATGAGGCCACCACAGGTCCTATCGTGGCCAATCGTCCTTACAAAGATGTACAAGACTTCGTAAATAAAGAAGTTTGCGGTCCCTCTTTAGCTCATAAATTGATCCACGTAGGCGTCCTAGACAGCCTATTCCCCCCTAAGACAAATTTACTTGAGAAATTAAAGCTTTATCAAAACGCGGTTGAGAGTAAGAAATTTCATGATAAGATAAAGAAAGCGGAAGAGTCCGGTAAAAAAGTTAGAGCGACTCAGCAAAAGGAAGGCGTTATACCAGAGGAATACGTGAACTTGCATCCCATGAGAGACGCTGCGATGCGCAAATCAGTTTTGCCGTCGCTCCCCATCGATCTGAATGGTTTGGGCAAGAGGTACTCGAAGATATTGAAACCTGACCCCTATAGAGCGATCGTAACTAATTCGCGTGGATACGATACGATGCTTATCAACGGCGAAAGACTGAAACGTTTAGATGATATGGAAGGCGAACTGGTACAGAAAGATGTGTATGTTGCTGCTACTTGTTATGTTATCAAGGCGAAGGAATTCGCGTATCCAAAAAAGAACCCTACTAAACGCGCTTTAAAAGTTGTCGTGGATGCAGATGGATTTACTATCAGCGAAAAAGTTCTATGGCCGGATTTCGATAGCGGCACCTTGATCTACCCTCCGGAGTGCAAAAAAGGTGCCATCTGCACCGTGTTCTTCAGAAAGCGAGCCGGAAGAAAAGACATGTCAATTACCGAAATAGTGGTGGAAAGTCAGCAATGAGCAAATTGTTTTGGTTCATCTTGATCACATTCCTTTTGGAATCGAACGCGTACCCAAAATGTAGCATTCAGCCGATCCGGATTGCAGTGGTCGACACTGGTTTTGGCTATGAGGGGCGTGGGCAAGAAGCCAAGCTTTGCAAAACGGGGCACAAAAATTTCTCAGGGGAAATAGAATACACGATGCCAGGGATGACAAAAGTTCCAGTTCCGCTTGACAAAGAAGGGCACGGTACTAACGTAGTGGGAGTGATCGAATCGTACGCAAAGAAAACCAACGTCGATTACTGCATCATAATCATCAAGTATTATTCTGGCAAGCATTCTCATAACAACGTGCTTTCTACTATAAATTCATTCAACTATGCCGACAAGATAAAAGCAGATTTCATAAATTACAGCAGCGGTGGAGATGGTCCTTATCCCAAAGAAAAAGAGGCTGTTGAACGCTATCTAAACCATGGAGGCCATCTTGTGGTTGCCGCTGGGAATGATGACAACAACCTGGATTTGCCTGGTTCAAACTATTATCCTGCGAAGTACGACAGAAGAATAACGGTAGTGGGCGCCTTAAGTAAGAAAGGTTTAAAGTTGTGGTTTTCAAATTTTGGTAGTATAGTGAACAGATGGGAGCTTGGCGAAGATGTGCCCGGATACGGACTCGTAAAGAGCGGCACCTCACAGGCGACCGCTATCAGTACGGGCAAGATGGTTTCAGAAACTAAAAACAAATGCGTAGGTAAATGATGGGACTACTAGACGTCAAAGTGTTAAAAAAGAAGAAGTTAGACAAGGATCTAAATCTCAAGGTTTCAAAAAATGATGCCTCGGAGCGAATTTTTGTTGAGTTTTCCTCCAAAGATGGTAAACTAGTAGTACATAAAAGCTTCCAAGATACTTATCTGGGTAGGATGGAAGCTACGAAGTTTGAAGAAACATATAAAACGATCGAAGAGCTGAAAGCTCATTTTAAGATGGAGTAAAGATGACACTAGGCGAATTGTTAAATAAAATCAAAGAAGTGCAGCCCTTGGCCGATGAAAACGTAGATACCGGACACCCCGAAACTCTCAATGCTAGACGGGGACGCAAGGCTCAATCAATCGAGCAACTCACGCGATTGCGCCGAGCTTACACGAGTGAGCTCATGCGGACTGCAGCTTTCATCGTGGTCGTCGGAGATAAACGAGAAGAATTCTCTAATCTCGCCGTAAACAGTTTCAAGTGCTTCTCGGCAGATCCTGAAGCGTACTTCGTGGATCTGGTCAACCGAATGCCTCGAAATTTGTACCTTGGAAAAGAAAGCGTCTCCAACTTGTTTGATGTCCTGGGACGCCACATCGAAGAGAAAGCTTACGAGCTAGGCATCGTTGGCTATCCTCAACTTATATTTAAGCAAGAATACCAACGTACGATTCGCAATCAAGAAGACTTTTTGGGGCTTGTGAAACAAGCAGTCACGGAACAAATGGGCGGTGAGATCGTTGGAATTCAGGCGACTTACAGTCTTACCAAAGAAGCGATCGAGAAAGAAAACTCTGCTAAGTTTACGCCAATCATCTTGTCTTCCAGCGATGAGAAGTTTGCCATTCGAGTGGCCAATGATTTGGAAAGGATCAGCACCAGAGTATTCGTTGTGGCTGCAGGCGAAGTGCAAACTAAGTTTAAGAATCCTGACGAGATCTTCGTTGTTGCAGAGCCCACGAAGGAAGAAGTAAAAAAGACTTTGAAGACTATCAGCGGCTTTCTTAAAAAATAACTTGTATAAATTTAAAAAACTGATTAAATATATCTAAGGAGATATAAATGAGCAATGTGTTCGGAAAAGCCAAATTTGGCGGAAAAGGTCGTACCTGGTTTAAACTGAAAGATGGATCGAATGGCCCCTATCGAATCCTTCCCCCGATGGGAAATCTGGCCGATGATGGCCGGTGGAGCGTTTTCTACTCCATCCATTATGGATACAAGAATTCGGAAGGAAAGATGCGAACTTTCCAGAGCCCTCTTCTTAAGAACCGCAAGACCAAGATGATCGAATCTCCGGATGCGGCGCTGGATCGCATTACCCAACTCAAAGTAAAACTTGATGAGGCTAAGAAGGCTGGTAACCAAGAAGTTGTTGCCAAGCTCTTGGAACTAGTCGGCGGAAAAAAATCCCGTTACAATTTGGACAACAACCATTACATGAACGTGGTGGATACCCAAGGAAACGTGGGAATCCTAAAGATTCGCCACCGTTGCAAGCTCGCTCTGGACGCCGAGATCAAGAAGCTTCGCGATGCTGGAGTCGAACCCCTAGATCCTGAGACTGGTCGGTTCTTCACCTTTCACCGCTCCGGCATGGGCATGGATACGGTCTATTCCGTTTCTGTGTACAAGAAGAAGATTCGGATCGAAAACTATGGAGAAGTGGAGCAAGACGTAGTCCATACGATCGATGATGAGCTAGCTCGCCGTTGCATCACTCAAAACAAAGATGGCTCTTTCTTCTACCGCGAAGCTGGTCGTTTAGATTCACTGTTTGCCAAACCGACCTCTGCTGAAGTTGAGCGGATCGTCCGGGAAGGCGAAAAAGCGGTCGACGAGATCCTCGACGCCAAAACTGAGACGGCGGACACGGATGATAGTGGCTTAGAAGATGACGAGACGCCGATTGCAGGTACTACGACTATTACGGCAACGACGCCTGCGCCCGTCACGACTTCTCCCGCTACTGCAGCAACTCAGCCCGCAACTGCTGGCGGAACTGGGACCTATCAACAAGGGGGGCCTGGCGCAACTTACACCCCTGCTCAGGTTACTCAGACTTTACAGCAACAAACGTTTCCGCCTACTTACGGCGCAGGCGGCGGGACAGCTCCAGCAACTACACCTACGACGTCCACTACGCCCAAAACTACGGCCCAGACCGTCTCTGAGCTCACTGACGAAGAGTTTCTGCGCAACTTAGGCCTATAAGATGGACGAGAGTAGCCTTTCAATTCCTGATAATCACGTTATAGAGGTGCCTTCCTTCGGGAAGGCACCCGCTATGCGGCTTGAGATGGAAAATATTCGCACAGCAGAGCGTCGTATAATCGAGGCGAAGACCGTAAATCCAAGCACTTACAGTGAACTCGAGCACGTCTATAATGAAGCATACAGAGATCTAAAAAGACACGTCTCCACGTTGGGATACCAACTGGCCATGGCGAATAAGGCACTAGAAGAGGCAAAGGCCGATGTCATCTTGGGTTCCTATGCCGAGTTCTTAAAAGATAAGCCAAAGTATCACAATAATTCGAATCTGAGAGATGCTTTTTTTGTAAAGGATGAGGCCTATTCTGCAGCCTACGATCGCGTGGCGCAACTGACTGCATTGGAAAGTAACTTGCAGGGAAAAATCAAAGTATTCGAGAACGTATGCAAATACATGCGGCAAAAGATCTATTTGATATCGAAAAGCGGGCTCGCGGACTCAAATCTATATGTTACTAGCGGGAGAAAACTATGAACAAATGGACCAAACAGTTAAAGGCGTACGATGATGCAGTAGATTTTCAATATAATCCATTCGCAGCGGAAAATTGTTTATACACACCAAGTCCGTATTTTAATTGGATTTTTTCCAATCCCAGTCACGGGATTCCGAAGAATGCTTCCGTTTTATTTTTCAGCGAACCAAAAGCTGGTAAGTCTTTGAGTTGCTATAGCATCATAGGGGAGATGCACAAAAGAGACCCCGAAGGTATCGCTATCTACTTTAACACCGAGATCCGGGGCTCCTTTAGCCCAGTCTTCAGTGGAATCGATAAAGATAGGCTCGTTATTTACGACACTTCAGACCCAGTCGAGATCTTCGATCGAGTTGAGAACGATATCCGCGCCTTAGTCCAGGACGGAATGCCGCTCAGGATGATCATCATCGATTCCATCACCAACGTGCAGGGCAACAAGAGGAAAGACGCCGATTCCGTCGCGAATCATCTTATGGGCGATTCTGCTTTAACATTGCAGGCCGGACTCTCTAAGTTGGTCCCTTTTTGCAAGAGGAACAAGATTCTTCTTATTGGGACCGCACAGATGCGAGCAAATTTCGATGCTGGCCAATATGGCCCTAAAACCAAGATGCAAGCTTCGTTCGCCGTCCGTCACGCGTTTGAGTACTTCGTGTCACTCAAGAAAGCCGGTGCGGCAGAAGACAAGGTTGATCTCGAAGGAAAGACCTTTGAGGATGACGCTACAGACGCCAGGGGAAATAAGCTCTTGAACGCTCATAAAATTTTCGTTAAGATGGAAGAATCCTCGATCGGACCTGCTGGTAGGGCTGGGGTTTTCACCTTAGATTACGAGAAAGGGATCGTGAACCAACACGAGGAGCTGTTCTTCTTGGCCAAGGGCGTAGGCGTCATTAAATTAGAAGGACGCACCTATTCTTTTGGGAAAGAGAAATGGATTGGCAAAAAGGAATGCGCAACTGCGATTAGAGATAACCCGGCCTTAGCCAAATCCATCCTGGAAGAAGTTCACAAATTGGACGGCAAGGAATAGTCATGGCAAAGAAGAAACTCGCAAAGAAAACAACAGCGACCAAAACTAGGACGAAAGGCAAATCCGATCGACGAAAGACCGTCAGCAAGGAACAAAACGCGCAACCACGATTGACGATTACAGATTACTATTCTACTGCTGGTGATTATAGCTACACCGTAGGTCGTAGCGAAAGTGGCGGAAATTCCAGCATCGCCAAACTACCTTGGTACAAAGATTTTTTTAAGCTTTTACGATTTTGGTAGCGGCGTGGTAGGCACGATAACCATTGGGATACTGAAGAATAATAGGCTAAACAATCCGAGGCTCAGTATACGGGGCCGATTAGCAATATCGGATATGGGGTTGACTATTGACCATTCAGAGTTGGGCTGGCAAGCCTGACCTACCAAAAGCTTTTACGATTTGGCGGCGATGCGGGATGGACGCATCACAGGGTGTCATGTTCAAGGGCCGGTACTTCAGTTGGAAGAAGATGAGACACCTCTAGTCGGTGGTTCGAGTCCACCCTGGCCCTTAGTCGGTATCCAATCCGACCCGCCAAAATATTTTCGGAAACAAGGACAACATGAGAAAACGAGTAGAGCGTCCAGAAGCAGACGAGAAGAAGATAAATTGTAGAGATTCTTTTGAACTATGTTACCTAAGACATCAGTACTTTCGCAGAGTTAACTATAATCCCACCGAAAAAGATATGAAGCCCTATCTCCGTATCGCAGAGCTTCTGGCTACCAAAACATTCTTCGCCTATCGCCCCCTGCTGCTCCTAGTTGGCCTGGAGAAAGAGGATGTAATCAACATAGCCAATGTTCACCTAGTCAGCTTCCTTGGCCTCTTTTCTCTAGAAAAAATGCCTGATAAGTACGGGGAATTTGTCAAAGTATTTCAAAAATACGAAGATTGTAAGCCTAAGAAAGAAGATGTCCTAAACAAAAATCAGTCAAGCTTTACTCTTTTCTTAAAACAAAGAATGGAAGATTTGATTCGCATTTGCCGTCAAAAGGCTCGAAATATCAAGGGAATTCCAACAGAAGGGTTCTTTTATTATTGTGGTCCCAAACTACCCAAACGTTTAAGGGAATTAATCAAGAACTACGAGCGATTGGGATTTAGAAAGTTAGATTCTTCGATTTACAAGTCCATTAAGAAAAAAGCGGGGATCTTCGACGATTCTAATTTTTTCTTCGGAAACAACTACTACGTCGCAGTCCCCATTGAAAAGAAAGCGCTGACCATAGACGATTTCGATGGTGCTAACATGAGTCCCCGTGATAGCATACATAACATGAACCCTGAAGAATTGTATTTTAGAATCGAAGATGAAGATAAGTGGGAAAAGAAAAAGGAAGAATTCTATAACTCCGCTTCTGAAGAAAAAGTCAACATTATCAAGAACTTCATTGAGAACAACAAAAGCAAAACGAACTTTAGAGAAGAGATAAAGATGGCTAGGCAACTTCTCAGGGAGCTAGAGTAAAAATGCCAGCCACATTTGATATCAAAGAAGAGATCATTGTTTGGTCAGAACAATACGGAACCAAAACTTTGAGCGACGCGGGCGGATTGCACTATAGAATTAATTATAAAAACGGAGAAAGAATTAGATTACTAATAGTGCTTTTAAATACTCTAAAAGAATTAGGGGCCGATAAGGGATTTTTTAAAACTAGTCTATTCAAAGATACTCTAATTGGACAAATTTGGCCCCCCAAACATCGTGTTGGGAGCAAAAAACACGCTAACATGACCCAGTGTACTCTCAAAGATCTAGACAGAGCTATAATAGAGGTGTATGGCACAGAATCTGATTATTACAAAAAAAATGGTAGAACCAGAGAATTAGGGGAAGAAGAATCTGAATCAGAAAAAGAAGCCAAAGAAACACATAAGGAAATTGTGGGAGAGCAAACAGAATCTGAACCCGTATCGCAGCCTACATTTGAAAAAGAATTTGATCCTTCTTCAATTAAAGACAATACTGCCCCGAGAGAGGATGCAATAGATCCGGAAATGGCGAAATTGCTGGGATATGAGAATGACTAAACAATGCACAAAATGCGGTGTATTCAAATCTTTAGATTCGTTCCATAAAAGTAAACAGGGCAAATATGGTCGATATTCTGTATGTAAGGATTGCAGAAAAATTATCGCGGCAAATGATTATATAAATAATAAAGAAAAGATAGATGCCACGAATGCTGCCTGGTATTCGAGAAACTCAGAAAAACACTGCAAAAATAGTAAAAAGAGATATAGAAAAAATAAAAAAAAGCGCTTACGGCAAAACAGGGCGTGGCAGAAAGCTAATCCGGAACGAGTTAAAGAAAATTCTGTCATCTACAGAGCGAATAATGCAGAACAAATTAAAATTAAAGAGTCTATCTATTATGCCAATAACAGGGATATTATTCTCAAAAAACAATCGATAAGATATGAAAACGATCCAGGTAAAAAGCTGAAAATGAATGCTAACTGGGATAAAGCAAATCCAGGCAAAAGAAGGGCTTATACCAGAAATTATCAAATCCGCAAAATGCAAGCAATGCCAAAATGGCTTTCCAAAGAACAGAAAAGGGAAATAGAATCGTTTTATATTAAAGCAAAAGAACTCGAAAAAGGAGATGGCGAAAAAAGAAGTGTAGACCACATAATTCCTCTAAAAGGCAAAAATGTTTCCGGCTTACATGTTCCCTGGAACTTACAAATTTTGACAAAAAAAGAAAATTCCAAAAAGGGCAACAAGCTAGTATGAGCAGCGATTCCAAATCTATAGATCCTATCCATGAGCATATAGGGAAGCAGGCTCAATTGGAAAAAAAGAAAAATGAAGTTCAACAGAAAGAACTAAAGGTAAAAGAGCGTCGCCTAGATAATGAATTGGAAAAAATGGCCGAGAGGGATCGAGATGCCGAATTAGCCAAAATCACTGATTATGGAAAAATGACTGATGAGGAAATTGAATATAAACAAAAAGAAAATACCGAGTATATGCGCGCGGCTCGCAACAAAATGTGTTTTATCAATGAGCGCTTTGATAAAGCCATCCCATTTTTTAGAAAAAATTTAATATTAATTGGAGGAAAAACTGGCGAAGGAAAAAGTACTACAGTAGCGAATATAATCAGGGAAACCCTGAAAAGAGTCGATCCTATAACAGGCAAAAAGCGTAGAATACTAGTGCTAACCAATGAAGAAAAATCAGAGGATATTTTTAATAGAGTTACATGTCTTATTAAGGGATGGAATTATGTCAATCATGATCAGTTTACCGATGAACAGATTCAAATATTTAATGAATATATTAAACTTTTGTCTTCAACTGGAATGCTTACAGTCATAGACGATAGCTATAATAAGGCTGGAGGAACCACAACTACCTTGGAGGGAATTTGCCAGGTATTTGAGAATCTTTTGGAGCATAAAGAATATTATGATGTTGTCATTTTAGATTATTATCAAAAAGTCCAGGAATCTCGTAAATTCCCCTCCATGAACGAATGGGAAGTTCAATCTGCTTTGGCTAATAAATTGGATAGATATAAAAATGTTTATCCCGCTCCGATAGTAGTTTTGGCCCAGGTTGCCCAGCCGGATGCAGAAAATAAAATACCTTTTAAAACTAGAATTGAAGGACGTAAGGTAATTTTAAATGTATGTACCTGTGCTCTAGAAATGGTAGCAAACAGAGAAGATCTCGTAACCGAATGGTGGATTCACAAAAGCCGATTTAACGAAGCAGTTGGACAAAAAATAACAACTGGCTATAAAAATGGCCGATTTGTATTATACGATGATGCTTTCAAAGATGCTGTTGCTAAAATGAAAGCGGCCAGGGAAAGAGAGAATTTTGATAAACAAGTGAGAATGCCCGTGGTTCAGGAGGAAGAATCGAATGAATAACTTTAAGTGCGCAACATGTGAAAATGTATACCAGGACACTCTTTGGGGCTCATTTTGCTCCGAGATGTGCGCTATGCGCTATCCTTCCAAGCCGAAATATGATGGCTCGGAACAACAACAGTCCGAACAAATCAAGCGAGATTATGAACTTACAGAGATCGAAGTGCAAAAAATCGATCTCCAAGAAGGCGATACCTTGATGATTACTATCAAGAACGATTATATAGAGCCTGAGATACTCAATAGTTTCAGAGATCAATTTAAGCAAAAATTCCCAAATAATCAGGTGTTTGTGATTGGCATGGACTCTGAAAGCGAGATTAAATATGCCGTAATCAGCCAGCCGAAACCGGCGCTTGACAATTGCTCTACTTCTCCTGTAGGATATTGTAGTGATTGTAATTGCGGCAAGAAAGAAGCCGCTGAGGGAAGTAAGGCTTGAAAGCTTATAGAATAAAATTTTATTCTCAGTCTGCCATAGGCATGATAGACTATCATCAGGCAGAAACAGAATTCGCCGTAGAACGGTACGCTAGAAACTTTCTGAATGTATTTGATGTTCTTAATTTAAAGAGTGTTTGGACTGGCGAAGATAGAGTTTATATAATTTCAAAACACGTCGATCA